TAGATACGATGTTACTACAGGAGGGAGAGCAACATATACCGGAACAAAGCAAGTTTATGTATCAATTCATGGCACTATAAGTTACCAAAAACAAGGCGGTGGAACAGATGCCTACATATTTTTTATATACAAAAATGGAACTTTATTACCTGGTTCTAATTTTGATGTTACATCAGGAGGTGCTACAGCAGATGGAGTTGCCGCAATGAATTATGGCAGTTTAATGAATCAAAATGACTACATTGAGATTTATGTAGAAAATCCAGGATCAAATGATGATATTTTAATAAAAGATTTACAATTAGTTATACGTGAGTAATGAATCATCAGGATAAAATAGGATGTATATTTGCTTGGATACAAGGCCAGGCATTCTCAACAGGGGTATTAATATTTACTGAGGATTTAATTAGAGCCTTTTTATTGGGCTTTGTTGGAGGTTTAGGAGGATTATTTGTTAGATATATTTGGAAATCCTTTGAGAAAAAAGAAAATTAATCAGACTTTTTTTTAAATCTTATCTTTCTCCTAACTTTTTTAGCAGTTTTATCTATTGTAAAGTGAGTATAATGTGCCTTAATATAGTTACTATCTAATTCCTTTGGATTAATATTTATGTAATCAATCATTTGAGTTAATCTACTCATAACTAACTTAATTATAATACTATTTATTAATATTCTTTATCGTTTCCTGGCTCAGGATTGGGTATAGTTATCCCTAAGACAACTAAAACCCTTTTTTTTAACATTCTCCACCGTACCTGGACAGTTATCGGGTGCTTACCTTTACGAGATTAAGTAAACTCAACAATTTAGGACTAACTCGTGTCACTATGTAGAGTGATTGTCTTTCGTTACACTTGGTAGTATCTACATATCCCATTCTCCTACCTTTATTTTTTGTTCCGAATCGTGTTTTCAGACGCATAAAAACAAAAAACCCTTATCAGGTTGCATCTAATAAGGGCTAAATTGTATTTGGATTAAACCAAATCTAAAATATTTTCCTCAATCAATGCAACTGATTAGACTGCAAATATAGAAATTTATTTTAATACCTTTGTAAACATGAGAGATATTACTAAAAAAGTTGAGGCCACAATAGGTAAATTGACCAGGACTGTAACAATAGATACAATTACAGATTTAGGAGATGGTATCTACAGATTAGATACTTGTTGCACTTATTGGTTAAGGCCTTGTAAAACTATTACAATAGATTCTGTTGATTATAAGATTCAATCCTTTGTACAAAATGAATCGTTAACCATCAAAGGGGATGTATTACCAACATCAGCGACATTTACAATAACTCCTCCTTTTTATAAGCATGGTACTCCAATGGCTACTAATAACGAGTTATTTCATGTTGATAACGATCAGCAGTTGCCTCTTGTTTGGTTATTAGAGATATTAACACAATCAGTATTCCAAAATGAGGAGAATCCTTTGGATTATTCAAGTGATTTAAGGCTGTTTTTCCTGGATGAATACGATCCTGAGGATGATTTAACCTCAGATATTTATACAGATATCATCCGGCCAATGCAATCAATGGTCGAGGAGTTTATAAAAGAGGTTGAAAAGGATGGTAATTATAATGATTTAGACGAATATAGAACTATAAATTGGAGCAAATTCGGTGTTTACACTACTAATAAAGGCTCAACATCAAAGATATTAGATGCTTATTTATCAGGAATAGAGGTTAGAATTACATTGGAGATAATGAAAATTGAAAATTGCAATGATTGTGTATGTTAATTTTTAATACCTTTGTAGAAATTAATTATTAAAAACAAAAAAATATTTTAGCTATGGCTTGTAAATGTGACGTAGGATTGTCGAATACAGGAACAGCATGTACTCCATTACAGGCAGTTGCTCGTCAATACGTATTAACTCCGAAATTTAAAGCGGATGGTACTTTAAACAAATTAGATTTAACCTCAACATTGGATGCTGCTTTTTGGGCATCACAAGTAAATGCAGTTGCAGAGGAGAGATGGTATCCATTACCAAGAGTACAGAATGTTGCTGATGAGAAAGCAGAGAACATTGTGCAATCTTTTAATGATGGCTCAACAGCATTTATTGCAGAGGGAGCAAGAACGGTTGCAGGATTCTTACCAGGACAGGCTCCTCATTTAGTAGGTCAAATCAACGACGCAAGATGCTCAGAGATTGCAATGTATGTAATTGATAAAGATGGTAATCTAATCGGTAAGCAAATTGAGGCAGGGTATTTGCACCCAATCTGTTTAGAGGATGATACTATTACAGCGACTTATGTAAAGAATGATGCGAGTGCTACAGTTAGCGGTGTTAATATTGCGTTCACTTGGTCACTTGATGAAAAGGATGAGGATATGACAATGGTAACTGCTGATGAAATGACTGATTCAGTTGCAGGTATCAAAGGATTGTTAGATATAACATCTGCTTATGCTAACATTACTCTAACATCTTTCGATGTAACATTAACAGTAACAGGATATGGTACTCCATTAGCACCTCAACTTGTTAAGGGATTAGTTGCAGGAGATTTTGCTCTATTTAACATTGATGATTCTTTAGCTGTTACAATTATCTCAGCAACAGAGGATACAGCAGGAGGTACTTATGCAATCACTTATGCGGCTCAAGATACTACAGAGGTATTGAGATTAACTCCAACTAAGAACGGATATAATTTTAGTGCGGTTGTAACTAACACAATTACTCTACCATAAGTTGAGTGAAAATAAATACATAACTTTTGGATCAACAGTAGTCAGTTTGGCTGCTGTTGTTTCCATGAGCGAACAAGAGTTTAAATCCATGTTCTCCGGAATATTAACAACAGATGTTAATGAAGCATGGAAAGAGGTTAAAAAGCATCAGCCAAAAGTTGCTAAACCTCAGCAAAAAAGGAGTAAAAGAAAATCCAACAAAGAGGATTAATGGCCTTTGAGGCTATCAGAAAAATCACAAAAAAATTAATTAGAATTGATGCTAATAAATTAATCAATTCTCTTTTGGAAACTAATCAATTCCAATCAATTATATTAAACCTTAACAGAGTAGATCAATTATTTTTAGAGGGCATCCAATCAGATGGCAATCCTTTAACATCAAATAACTCAACTCCTGGAGTATATTCAAATCTAACTCAATTCCTTAATGATGGAGTTACCTTTAGTTTCGCAGGGGAATCCAAACAAAAAATAGAGGGAGAGCCATATTTCTTATTTAGTGATGGCGATTTTTATAGTACCTTTGTTATAAGGTTGGGGAATGATTATTTTGAGATTGATGCCGATCCAATTAGAGATGATACAAATATCTTTGAGGAGTTTGGCAGAGAAATCTTAGGATTAACAGATGAAAATACTCAATTACTAATTGATTTCATGAGGAGTGAACTTATTGATAAAATACAGCAAGAGATTACAAAGGCGGCTTGATAGAGATGTTTATCCGGATTTAAACACTTTACCCATTGCTAATTGGTGGAAAATTAACTCTACTAATAATTATGCCTACTTATTAAGGGTAAATAGAGATGTAAGTGAGCAAGAATACACGATATTAGAGGGTAAATATGATGATTTAATGGAGGATTATATCGTTAGATATGGAATGAATGACCAACTAAATGATGTATTAGAAAAACAGAGAGAGATTGCATTGATGAGAATTGATTTAATATTAAAAAACGATCCATCATTACAGACCTTGATAGAGGTTGCTGAGATAGAATTAAATGAGTTGGTTAAATCTCAGGAGGGCATGAGTTACCAAACTTTAAAAGCAATAATAGATAAAGTAATGGGCTTTCAAATAAATGAAAATACTACATCTGTAGTACAATTTCAGAGTTACATTGAATTAACTAAACAACATGGCTAAAAAGATTACACATGATGAGTTAATAGAAAGGGGTTTATTTAATCCTACTATTGAAAGTGCCAAAGAATTAACAAAGGCATTAGATGCTTTAGAGGCTCAGTTTAAGGATATATTAACAGCATCACAAAAAAGTTTAAAAGAGAATCCATTAAAATCTTATTCTGATGTTAAAAAAGTATCTGCCGATGTAAACAAAGTTAAACAGGCGGTAAAAGGATTGGATAAAGTACAAAAGGAGCAAGTAAAAAATACTCAGAAAATTACAAAGGCAACAAATGAGGAGGTAAAAGCTAAATTAGAATTACAAAAGGCAACAAAAGAGCAAAAAGACGAATTATCTACTTTAATAGTTTTACAGGATAAGGAGGCCGGAACATTAGAAAAACTTGCCGCAAATAACAAGAGGTTAAGAGCAGAAAGGCAGAAATTAAATCTTGATACTGAGAAAGGCAGAAAAAGATTAAAAGAAATCAATGCCGAATTAGACAAAAACAATAAAAAAATTGCTGATAATAGCGACAAATTAAAGCAGCAGAAACTCAATGTTGGTAATTATTCTGATTCTATAAAGAATGCAGTAAACTCATCAGGATTATTTTCAACTCAATTAGCAGTATTGCAAAGAATACAGGCAACATTAAACGCTATAACTAAAAAAAATACAGTATCTACAGAGGCCAATGCAACAGCACAAAAAGCAGCAGGGGTTGCATCAGGAGGATTTAGCAAAGCATTAAAAGTATTAAAGATTGCACTAATAAGTACGGGAGTTGGTGCAATAGCTGTTGCGTTGGGAACTTTAGTAGCTGCATTTGGATCAACTCAAAGAGGAGCAGATGCGTTTACAAAAGTATTAAGACCATTACAAGCAATCTTTGAGAGGTTTTTAGGTTTTCTCCAGGATACAGGATTTAAAGTATTTGATAGATTAAAAGATGCATTTTCTGATCCAAAACAGGCAGTAATTGATTTAGCTAATGCAATCAAAGATAATTTAATTGCAAGATTCAAAGCCATTGGAGTATTTGGTAGTGCTATTGCTAAACTATTTAAGGGAGAATTTGCTGATGGATTTATTGAGTTAGGAGATGCAACAGTACAATTAAGTACAGGAGTTGAGGATGCGTCAGGTAAAATAAAAACATTAACAGAAAATACAAAGGATTTTATTGATGTGTCGCTACAGCAAGGAGAAATTATTGATGATTTAATTAAAAGATTTGAAAGATTAGAAATTGATACTACTATCCCATTGGCAAAATTAAGGTTGGAATTTGAGAAATTAAAAGAAATCAGCAAAGATCAAACATTAACCGACCAGGAGAGATTAGATGCAATAAATAAGCAAGTACAGATACAATTAGAGATTACTAAAATTGAGCAGGAGTTGTTGGATTTAACTATTGAAAAAATAGAATTAGAACAAACTTTTAACGATACGAGCAGGAAAGATGAATTAGAATTAGTTAAATTAAAAGAGCAAAGAATTAATTTTGAGGCCAATGCTGCTAAAAAAATCGGAACATTAACAGCAGAGAGGAGTGCTATTGAAAAAAGAATAAATATTGAAAATGAAAAAACAGCACAAAGACTAAAAGAGCAAAGCCAGGAATTGGAAACAATAAATACTTTATCTAATGCAAGAGTTGAAACAGATAAGGAGGAGTTAAAAATATCAGATGATATTATAAAGAAAAAACAAAAAGAAATTGATGCCAATAACAAAGCCATTGCAGACCAAATCAAAAAAGAGGAGGAATTACAAAAAATAACAAGCGAAAAAAGAATAAAAACAGCACAAAAAACAGCAGATCAAGTTGCTAAGGCATTTTCTGAAGCATTTGATAAGGAGGAGAAGGCACTTGATGAAAGTATAGCAAGGAGGGAGGAGAGCGTATCTCTGCAACAAAGCAGAGCAGAGCAAGGCTTAGAGAATCAATTAGCATTTGAGAAAGAGCAATTAGCAAAGGCCGAATTAGAGAGGGCAAGATTGGCAGAAAAAAGAGCCAAACAAGAGGAGGCTGCTGCATTGGCTCAAGCCTTTTTAAACGCATTTGCAGCACGTTCAAAAGATAATCCTGATACAGCAGCAGCGAAAGCCTTAACAGATGTTATAATTGCTAAGGCATTATCTGAAACTGTTGCAGGAGCATTTGCAGAGGGAGTTGAGGACTTTCAAGGCAAAGGAACAGGAACAAGTGATAGCAATCTCATTAGATTCTCACATGGGGAATCTGTTGTTACTGCTAAAGGCACAAAAGAGAATCAAGGGTTAGTTACAGCGATGAATAATGGAGAGGTTGGCTCTTGGTTTGCAAATAATATGATGTTATCTCCATTAAGTAGTGAAAAGAATTATGATAGTTTTGGAATTTTGGCGAATGAAATTAAAGAGATTAAACAAGCCATTAAAAACAGGCCGACAAGCCAAACGAATTTGGACAATATGGGCAATGTCCTCCAATCAACATACAGAAATGGTATCAAAAATACTGTTAAATACGTAAATAAACCCGGAGTAATCTAATGGAATTAACATCAACATTTAGAATAAACGGAGTTGATACTATAGGAGATGAATTGGTTGTGCCTATAAATTGGCAGAATGCCTTTGTTAATTTATCCTTTGATAAAGATTCAGTAATTGCCAAAAGTAAAGGAGTTGTATCTACTACAGAGTGGGAATGGATTAGTAAAAGTGCTAAATTCCTTTCTGATTATCAAAAGGATGGACTAACAGGAGGGTTTGGTGTTTTGGTTGGTATTCCTTTTCAATGGGAATTAACAGATGATAATCAGAGGCAGATAATATTTGATGGTTATTTAGATTTGAGTAATGCCACTTTTGAATGTGATAAGGTAACTGCACCATCAAGAGAAAATAAGCAAATTGATGATCTTAATAGTAAAGTTGATTCATTTACCTATGAATATTTATTATCATTAGGCAGATTAACTCCCTCAGATTATAGTTATGTTCCTTACGCTAAGTTGCCTGTTCAAAATTTAGCGTTAGAATTAGTTATTTCAATAATACAATTAACAATTTTAATTATCGAATTAATACAAGCCATTGCAACATTGGTTAAACACATACAGGCATTGGTTGTATTTTCTTGGCCTGATTTACTCAAGGCTATAACGCATCAAATTTACTGCCTATTTTTAATGACTGCAGTATCACAAGCAATTAACAATATAATTAAGCTAATAATTCAGCCTATAAAATACCATGCAGGAATGACTGAATTAAGATTAATGCAGGTTGGTGCTGAGTATTTAGGCTATGATTTTGCCTCTACTATCCTGGAGGATGACTTTCCTACTGCCGTAATCATTCCTGAGAAATGGAATTTACCCGCTAATCCGGATGATGAATTAATAACAGGATTTACAGAGGTTAATCAAATGATTAATTTAATTACATCAGGATCAAATCATACTAACGAGCAAGGTTATTTTAACGGCACTTTTGGAGATGTTATAAGGCTATTAAAAATAAAATACAATGCTAAAATAATAATTGAGGAGGGTGCAGCAGGAGGCAATAGTGTAATTAGATTTGAGAGAGAGGATTACATTGCTGATATTTCTGCATTATATGAGATTCCTGCAATAGATAACAATGATAAATTTACTTTAAATGCTAATGAATTTAAGGCTAATTATTTAATAGAATATCAACTTGATTCAACTAATAAAGCCGGTTATTTAGATTATGGTGGCACTATCTTTCAAGCTACAGCATCAGCAAATAACTTTGATGATAAAGGATTAGTATTAATGACAGGCTTAGAAAGTAAATCTATTGGATTAGCAAAAGGCTCAAGAAAAAATACATTAACAAGATTAGAAACTGTTGTTGGCCCATTGCTTGATACTATTGACAACATTGTAGGAGATTTAGTCTTTGGATGGAATGAAACAATGTTAGATATTTGGTTTTCTGCTGTTGGAATCATTAATACTTTAAATGATATTATTAACTTTCTTAACAATGTTCCAGGAGCAGGATTAAATATTACTCCTATTGACACCAATATTGTTGGTAGTTTGGATTCAATGCCTTTTATTCCTTTGCCTGTTGGATTTGGAGGAGATAGAACAGGAGTAATGCAAGTTGAAAATGATTTTTTAAATATTCCTCATAATGTAATTTTAACAGAAACAGCAGAGGCAGTTGTTACATCTCCAAGTACTTTTGATTTAGCAAACTTTCCTGCAAATGGTCAATTAGTTGATTTAACTCCTTATTTTAACAGTCAATCAACAGCAGGAGATTTCTTAGGTAATAAATTAGTTGAAAATCATAGTTTTGAGATAGGCTCAAAAAACTTATATGAGAAATTCCATTATATTAATTCTTTTGTACCTACAGACATAGCAGATACTGATAACAATCCATTAACTCCTCAGTTGCATAATCAATGGAAATTATACGAATTTGAGAATGTTCCTTTTTGTATGGAGGATTATCTCAAGGTAAAAAGTAATAATAATATTATCTTTGCTGATAAAGTTGGCAGAATTGAATCTTTAGAGTGGGATGTTTATAACCA